AAAGTGGAAACACAGGCAGAAGAAATAGCAATGGGCATCCGTGCATATGCTGCGGTTTATACCGTGCCCAATGTACTTGACTGGTATTATGAGAGAAACATGGCTGGCAAAATGGTGTTAAAACACATCAAAGTCAAAGAGAGTGAAAATGCCACACACATCACTTACACTTGCTGGTATGAAGACTATGTGGCAAAATATGTTTGTGAAAAAGATGAACAAGGTGAGATTACAAAAATAATTGAACACACTGAATATCTAAATCCACTGGGTTATATTCCTTTTGTGTTCCACGCACCCATCAAATCACCACAAAAGGGTGTGGGCATCAGCTTGGTAGCGGATGTGGCAAACCAACAGAAATTTATCTACAACTGTTTGAGTGAGATTGAACAAACAATCCGCATCAGCAGCCACCCAACACTGGTAAAAACACCAGCAACAGATGCAAACGCAGGTGCAGGTGGTATTGTAAGCATTCAGGATGACATGGATCCAGGATTGAAACCCTATCTGCTTCAGCCAAATACATCAACTGTTGACAGCATCTTGAGAACAATTGAACGCAGTGTTGAAGCAATCCAGAGAATGACTCATACATCAAGTATCCAGGCAACAACTGGAAGCCCAATGAGTGGTGTAGCACTACAAACTGAACGCCAACTGTTGAACGCAAAACTAAATGACATTGCTGATACACTGAGAGAAACAGAACTACAAATGTGGAATATCTGGTTGGATTGGCAAGGCTTAAACAAACCTGAAGATTTCCATCTTGAATATCCAGAAAGTTTTGATATGAGAGATGAGCATCTGGAACTTCAGTTTATTCTAACGGCAAGAAGCAGCGGTGTAAACACACCAGCTTATCAGCGTGAACTGGACCGTCAGATTGTTGCACTAACTGTGGATGACAGTGAAATACAAAGTGAAATCCTACAGGAAATGGATGCACAAACATTTACTGAAGTGGTTATGGTGTTGCCAAGAACTGGTGAAACAATCACAGCCCGCAGTCAGGATGAGCGTGTAGCACTACTGGCAAATGGTTATGTTGAGTTGGGAACTGAATGATTGATCCAGCAAAACATGAACAGATATTGGAATCAACACTGACGGATATCCGTGCCGGTGTTTTTGATGATATCAAATCACTGGAAAATCAGATTGCTGAACTGGTGGCCACTGGAGGTGCACCAGCCACTATAAGGCCACAACTGTTGGCAGCATTTCAACAGACTGGTGAACAGGCTGCCAGAAACGCTGGTGAAGTAAAAAGACTCAGTCAGGATGTGCAGGAGTCAAGTGATATACCAGCAACGCCAGAAGATCAGATTGCTGAGCAAGCACTCACAGATCAAACCAAAACCACTGTTAAAAACACAGTAACAGGTGCCGCAGAAAGCATCATGGAAGTTATTGTACTGGGCGCAGCCGCAGGAACGGCAACTGAACTACTAGCACGCCAGGTGCGTGGTAGAATAAGCGGTGTTTTCATGGAGAGTTCAGATCCAGTTGTGAGACGCACACAGCGTCAACTTACCAAACTTGTCAACAGTGGTAAGGCAGAACCTGCTGAAGTCCAAAAAGCCGTGAGAACTATCAGGGATAGATTGACTGGTGTAAACACAACCGCAAGTTTGAGAGATCTAACCAGTAAAACAGTGGAAGAAACTGTGATGAAGTTTGATGGTGCCTTTATTGCTGGCAAAGCAGAACGGGCTGGCATTGAAAGATTTCAGTACGCTGGTGGCAGCATAGATACAACCAGACCATGGTGCAGCAACCTGGATGGTGAGATCTTAACCAAAGATGAAATATATGAGCTCTGGGACAGCAGTGACTGGCAGGGCAAAGAACCGGGTGATCCATTTATTGTGAGAGGCGGATACAACTGCCGTCACTTCTGGATACCCATAGAGGAAGACTAAATAAAGATAATAAGTTGTGAATAATAATTCACCCAACCCTAACTACAAAGGATATGGACATGACCACTGAAACTCATGGTAATACTGAATCATCTGACACTGGGGCAGATGTAGCAGGCCAAACAAATGAATCCCAGGTTGAACAGTCAAGAACATTTACTCAAGAAGAAGTAAATGAACTGATTGGTAAGCGTGTTGCTCAAGTAAACCAAAAATATCAGGGAATTGATGTTGAGGAATACAAAGCACTAAAAGGTTTGAAAGAACAAGTAGAAGAAGAACAACTGATCAAAAAACAGGATTTTGATGGATTGTTGAAAAAACAGAAGGAAAAAAGCCAGAGTGAAATCCAGGCTTTGAGAACTGAATTGGAAACAATCAAGATTGATGGTGCACTCATCAACGCAGGATCAAAAGCAAAAGCCGTTAGTCCTGAACATGTTGCAAAACTTTTACGTTCAAATGTAAAACTTGGTGAAGATGGCAGTGTGGTAATCACTGATGCTGACGGGAATCCAAGATATACAGACTCAGCAGATCCCATGACAGTGGATGATCTAGTTGAGGAGTTCCTTTCAAAAGAAACTTATTTTAGGGCAGCTGGTCCAAGTGGTACTGGCAGTGGTGGCAACACACAAACAGCAAATCAACAAGAAGTTGATATTGCACAACTTGATATGGCCAAGCCAGAGCACCGTGAGATATACAGAAAACTCAAAGCTCAGGGCAAGGTCTACTAACATAAGGATTTATAGACATGGCAAGTACAGCATATGACTCATTAGAAGGTATGGTAGTCAATACCAAAGCCGCAGCCGTTTATGCGGCATTTGAACGCTCACTATTTTTAAGTGGTGCGCTTATCCCTACAATCACTGTTCCAGCAGGATCATACGTAGCACAAGTTCCATTCCTAGATGGCACAATCACAGTTGATGAAGCAGGCGTTGGCGCAGACTTTGCAACTGAAGAAGTAACAGCATCAGATGTTGATGCAACAAAACTAGAAGTAAGAGCAAAAACTTACGCAGCCCGCACAGTTCTAAGAGCAATTGGCGGTGTAAACCCAGTAGAAGTTGGGGCGGTTCTAGGCAACAAAATCTCAAACGCTTATGACGCGGATGTTATGACAGAACTACTAACAGCAAACACAAACACACCAGTTGCAACTGGTGGCGCACTTGTAATGGATCACCTATTTGAAGCGGCATCACTAATCCGTGCGCAAGGTGAAACAGGCGTTCTTTCAGCAGTTGTATCACCAGCAATGGCATACCAACTGATGCAAGATGTTCAGTCAACTGGTTTTGCAGGTGGTGATTACCAAACTGAAGCACTACGCAACGGTTTTGTAACACAAGCAGCAGGCATCAACATCTTCCAATCAAGCCACGCAACAGGCAACGGCATTGTATTTGGCGCAGATGCAGCACGCCAAGCAATGTTCAAAGGTCTAGACATTACTATTACTGACGCACCTACAAAAGTTGGGCAAGACATTGTTGGTAGTCTACACCAGGGCGTTAAACTAATTGACGCAGCAAGAGCAACTGTTCTTACAGTAGCATAAACCAAACCTGAGTGGGGCTAACGCCCCACTTTACTAACCCAGGAGATACAGATGTTTGCAACTAATACAGATTTACAAAAATATGCCCCAGAGGTATTTGATCAGGGTGTGGATGACTGGACAGCAGAACTAACTGAAGCCCAGACAGATGTTACCCAAATGATCCAATTCCGTTGGTGGAATAAAGTCTATAACCGCAGCACTTTTGATAAAACAAAACTAACTGATGAACAATGGACTAAAAGCACTGTATTCCGTGCTTTGGCAGCATATATTATGCCAAAATTAAGCACATTTAGACCAGAATCAGATCCCTTCCGTGAACAACTGACTTTTTATAAAGAAAGGTTTGAGGAAGAATTTGATATGCAGTTTGGTTTGGGCATTGAGTATGATCACAACAGTGATGATATTATCAATGATGATGGTGAAGTTTATGAATTTGATCAATCAAGGTTGTACAGATGAGAGAACAAATCACCAGTAAGATAACTGAACTTCTTGAGTCTCAAAGAAGTGTGCGTTTTGGAAAAGTTCAACGGGATCCAATCATTCCTGAAGAACTTCCCAAAACAGCATTTCCAGCAGTTTATATAGAAACAACTGATGAAGAGATTGAGGACATCACAATGTATGCGGGCTCACAGCCCGTGCGTGAAGGCCGTATGGAGGTAGCCATTGTGTTGGTAATAGGTGGCAAAGAGCGTGATACACAAAAAAATATTGCTGTTCAAGCCACTGAAAAAACGCTAATGACTGACCGTACTCTAGACGGGTTAGTAAATGATTGTAGGCTCACAAGAGTTGAGTCTGTTGTAATTGGTGAAAGCGCACCTTTTACAACTTGTAGAATGATATTCTTGACTGAATATTGTTATACTATTGACATAGAGGAATAAAAAAATGTCTTGCATTTCTGGAAAAAATGGTGCGCTATCAATTGGTGGCACCAACGTTGCTCAACTTACTAGTTGGACAATCACACAAAGCGCAGAAACAATTGAAGCATCTTACATGGGTGAAGATTGGAAATGCGTCAAACCAGGTATGTTTAGTTGGGAAGGTTCTGCTGAAGCAGTATTTGACACAACTGCAACATATCCAACAATTGGCGCACCAGTAGCAATCATTGCTTATGAAAGCGGCGCTGAGGAGGGTGGTACACTTGTATCAACCTACTCAGGTGATGCAATCATCACTTCAATTGAAACATCTGCGGGTGTTGAAGATATGATTACCGTATCACTAAGTTTTACTGGTGACGGTTCATTGACTACATCATAAAAATAAAGGACAGATCAATGGCAAATAATGCAAATGGTGCAAAACAAGAACTATATGCGGAAATTGGCAGTGATCTGTCCCGTTTTGCTGAAACATTTACACAAGAATTACGTGCAACAACCCCAATAAGAACAGGACAGGCACGGCAAGGTTGGAAAAATGTCTATAAGCCAGGAAGTTTTGGCAAGGGTAGAACAGTTCCAATAGCAAAAAATGATGTTCCATACATTGGAGTATTGGACTCAAACAAAACAAGTAGTCAAGCACCACAGGGTATTGTGGAGCCAGCACTACGCAAAGCAACAAGGAAATAATTATGACAGTATTAAACAAAGCAAGAAGCCACTTCAAAGAACAACTGGCTGGTGAGATGAAAAGCATTGATGTGCCTGAATGGGAAACAACCATTTATTTCAAACCTGTATCAACATTTGTTGAGGAGCAAAAGGTTATTGAACTACACGGCAAAGGTGAACTGGTGGGTGCCCTGGTGGAAACACTTATTCAGAAAGCACTGGACAAAGATGGCAAACGGTTGTTTGGCAACGCAGACCGTGATGTATTGATGCGTGAAGTTGATCCAAATGTTATTGTGAGAGTTTGCACAGAGATCAATGCAGCCAAAGCAGCAGCAGAGGATGGCCTGGGAAACTAGACCGGGATCTTGATACACTGTTGTTGTTTAGAATTGCTGAAAGCACCGGCAAGAGTGTTGAAGAGGTCCTGCATACCATGACCACACTGGAACTTGCAGGATGGGCTAAATATTATGGCTACCTCCACCAGCAGAGTAAAAGGAAAACATAATGGCAGATTATAATATCAATATCAACGCCAAAGACAACACAACCGGTACAATAAACCGTATCAGTGGTGGACTTGGTGGACTAACAGCTGGCGCAGGTAAATTTAAAGCCGCACTTGGAGTAGCAGGTGCGGCATTTGCCGCCTTTGGAGCAGTGAATGTTGTTCAGGGCAAAATAGATGAGTTTGACAGCCTAGCAAAAGCAGCAAGGGCAGCAGGCGCAGCCGCAAGCAATGAAGCCTTCCAGGGTTTCCAGGTAATGAAACAAGCAATGAATGAGGCTGGTATTGATGCTGGTACATTTGACCGTGCCATGCTTAACACCACACAGAGATTGCAAAAAGGTGCAGAAGGTGCCAAGGGCTTCAGTGAGGTTGTTGATGCACTGGGCCCAAGCATTAAAACAGCAAACGGTGAACTAAAAGAAGGTCCTGAACTACTAAAAGCAATGATCAATGGACTGAATGAAGGCAAAATATCAACTGATGAGTTTGCCAAAGTTGTGGGTGGTAGAGCTGGTCCTCTTATCCAACAACAGTTTGCAAGTTTGAACACCAGCGCAGAGGCACTGGAAACCACACTGGCTGATGTGGCTGCCAACTCAAATATTGTTAGTTTGGATGCCGCAGAGAACGCAGAAGTATTCAATGATAATATTGGCAGACTGAAAGAAGGCATGAGTCAGTTGTTGACTGATGCCATTACACCATTGCTGCCACACCTGGTTAGACTCAGTGAGGAGATAATGGCAAACATGCCTGCCATTATTGAGACTGTTCAGACAGCATTCCAGAATCTGGAACCAGTGTTTAGCCTGATTGGCACAATCCTAACTGATCTTGTGTTTCCAATCATGCAAAAAGTATTTGAAGTCTTGGGCTTTATTGCTGAAGCAATCACACCACTTATTGAAACTGCCATACCTGGCTTACAAGCGGCATTTGAAGGCTTGGTAACCATTGTGGAAAGTATTGTGGGCTTCTTCCAGGGTGTTGCTGAAAGTTTGCAAAACATCTACAACAAAGCAATTCAGTTGAAAGATGGTGTTGCTGGCACGTTTGACAACATGGCTGACAAAGTCAAAAACAAAACCAAAGATATGACTGACAGTGTTAGTGGTTGGTTCAATGACATGTACATGCAGGTTGTTGGTGGCTCAATTGTTCCTGACATGGTGAATGAAGTTCTTGCTGAATTCAAACGCATGGACAGCGGCATGACCAAAACAACCCAAAGTATGACAGGCAAAGCAACTGATGCATTCACCAGTTTGGGTGATAGTATTATTGACAGCATGAAAAATGGCAAACTGGCAACTGGTGATTTCAAAGGCTTCTTTGCTGACACAATGATGGACTTGGTGAAAGACGCAATGAACGGCGGCAACAAACTGCAATCAATCTTTGATGGTATCTTTGGCGGTGGCAAAAGCGGCGGAGGATTGCTGGGCGGACTATTTGGCGGCGGCGGAGGCGGCGGCCTAGGATCATTGTTTGGTGGCGGAGGCGGTGGCCTTGGCGGTATCTTCAGCAACTTTGGCGGAATGTTTGGCGGTATTAAAAATATGTTTAGTGGACTATGGGGCGGTGTAACTGACTTCTTTGGTGGCTTGTTTGGCGGTGGAGGACTGGGCGGTTTGTTTGGTGGCTTCTTTGCCAATGGTGGTTATCTACCAGCAGGTAAATTTGGTGTTGCTGGTGAAGCAGGACCAGAACTTATTACTGGACCAGCTACTGTGACACCAGCAGCTGAAATGTTGGGTGGCGCTCCAGGTGTAAATATAACAATACAAGCAATTGACACACAGAGCGGGACAGAGTTCTTGCTAAAAAATAAAAAACAAGTAGAGAGCATTATTCAAAATGCCTACAACAGACGCGGCAAGCAAGGAATCTACTAAATGAAAAGCATATTTACATATCCAGAAAATCCAGAAACAGACTGGATTGATCCCAGGTATGTTGGTTTAACTGACAACAGCAATGGCTGGAGACACAGAACAAACAATCTACTAAATGGTACATATTTAAGTTGGCCTGGACTACATCCTGCAAATGATCTGGGAACAACAGTTAGCCAACTCAATAAGTTTCAGAGTAAGTTTATCAACTACCTGGATCAGGTAGCTATTACTGGACCAGGATATGATGTTGCTGGACCAGGCTACAACCTGAGTATGTACAATCTACACCGTGAGCCTATGTTTATTGGTAGAAAAAAACTGATAGACAGTGAAGAAGTCAGCGCAGGCACACTTGTTGGTCCAAACAATCATGTTAAACTTACATTTACAGATCCACACACATTCAGTGATGGTGATGCAGTTGACATTGCCAACTTTGATGGAACCATGGGCTTCCTGCCACCACTGACATTTGATGTGGAAGTTATTGATGATGACAGCATCCAACTAAAAGACGGCGCTGACAACTATTTGAGATATTATATTCTGGAGTTTGCCAGTGTTGCTCAAGCAGGTGAAGGCGCAACCGCTGCAAAACCTTGTGTGTTTACAGATAATGCACACACACTTACTGATGGCACCCTGGTAAAAATGGAGGGCTTTGACGGCACACTGAATGAACACAATGGTGATCAGTTTTATGTGCAAAACACAACTGCAACCACATTTAATTTAAGTTATGATGCCGCTGGCAATGACTTGTTGGGTTATCAAGTACCAGCACCCAACACACCTATTGTGCAGTTTGAACTACTGGAAAACGGCAGAATTTATGTTCAGTTGGACATCACAGATTTGTTTGACCGCACCCGTGTGACATTTGACATTGGCAGCACAGATCCAGAGTTGATGAGATTACAGAATGAACTATGGCAATTTACATTTGATGGTGAGATTGATCCTGACAGCCTAAATGTAGGTGGCAACACATTTGCGTTTGAAGGAAATTTTGCCCTTAACGGATTGCTCAATTTCCTTTTGCAATACTTTTTACCAACACTGGAGGGATATGAAAGTTTAGCCAGTCAAACACCCATTGGTCCATATCCAGAAGGTGTGTTCCTAAAAAATGTGCGCACAGCAGGTGATGGCTGGTATGAAATACATTTAACAGAGAAATTAGACTTACCATTAAACTGGATTTATCAACTGAGCCGCCGGGATATTGCTGACAGAACAACATGGTATTTGGCAACTGATGATAGTGGTCTAATAATGTATGACCGCACAGGTGAAAACCGTTATGCTAACAATACACTGTTTAATGTAGCAGCCCTGAGTGATCAGTTTGATGGTGATAGCAGTGATGCACAACTGGTAGATAAATTTACATACAATGAAAAATATTACACAGATGAATCAGGATATGTTTATACTGACAGTGATTTAACAACAAAGCTGGATGCAAAACACTGGCGCTTGCCAGCACCTATACAATTTTATACCTATGAGAAAACCAGTCTACCACAATTGTATCATATTGCTACAATTAAAGACAGTGATGGTGATGTAATAGACACCAGCCAGGATGTTGTTATTGACACCACTGACATCACAAACCAGTTGGATTTGATTGGTTTGGACTATTATGAAGTTCAATATGATTATACTGAACATACACCCAGCACAGACAGCACCCCATTAAACTGGGGCGGTGGACGCACATTTAATGATGACAGTGATTTAGTAATCTATGAAACACCAGATCTAACACCTACTAATATTGGATATACAACCACAAGCTGGAAAAGCGGTGAAGGTTATTTAGAAACTGATTATGATCTTCCTGATGGGCAGTTTGGGCAGTTTTTCCAGGTGAGGAAATGGAAAAAGAGGGCTCCACCCAGCACACCTTATACCCTAAATCCTCTGTATGATTTTGTGGCAGACTATTATGCCGCAAACCCAAATACACCATTTGTTATGGGGAACAGTTTGGGTCAAAAGATTTGGGTAATGCCTTATGAGACTGGCGTAATAACCCTAGACCCAAGTGTTCCAGTGAATAATATACCATATGTCAATTGTTGGGCTTACACTATTGATCCAGACACAGGCAACCCAGTACGCCCAGCAGTTGATGAAGATTTTACAGACAGTAATAGTTTTAATATCTATGATTATATAGAAAGTCAAACAGCACTATTCAATCCAACTATTTCAAATGGAGTGAGTGATCCAATAACCGCTGAATTTACACAGTCAGATGGCAGTGGAATAGTGGTTGGTCCATACCTACGCACTTTTTACAGTGATACTTTATTGACAAGTGGCACCATTATTACAATGGACGGCATTAGCTATGCGGTGTTTTATATTGAAACAGACAACAGTGGGACACACACTTACTTCATATATGGTTGGAATGGCATAACTGGTATTGATTATACTACTGACGTGCCTGTGCAAAGTCCAAGAACACAAACTATAAGCACAACACAACAGACATTTTTTGAAAGCCGTGATGGTGATCACACTGGTTGGAAACAAAACACACTTCCAGGACCTGATTTTACTTATTATGAATACAACAAATATTATAACGGCAGAAGAGATGTCAAAACTGATCTAATCACAAGTGTTCCGGTTACTGACAGCATCAGTGGACGCACACTGGATGTGGTGGAAATAAACACTATTGATTCAACTGAAGGAACAGTGACAGAAGTCTACACACCAGAGGATGTCAGCCAAAAGACTGTGGTGTACCAGTTTGACAATGCAACAGAGGGTGATGTAGCAATATCTACAAGTGAGCCTTTCAAATATGAACTGAGAAATACAGAACTTATTATGCCAGGTGTCCGTCAATACAAATACAAGGACACCAACGGAGACCTACAACCAGGAGCACAAGTTGAACCTGAATATTTTTATGAAGCAGGCAACGCTGATCCAGTGTTTATAGCTGGCGGCAGTGAACTTCCAGATTTAACGGTTTCTGTTGACAGCAATGGTAGGATCACTGGCACAAGCATGGCACTGAAATCAGGTGAGACTACCTACGGTAGATTTGCTACTGATGAAGATGTTTGTTTCCCAATCAAACCAGCAGACAGCACATATGTACCACCAACCACAAGTGATGCTGATGCACAAGACCTGTGGGATACAGAAGATGAATGGGATGACACAGGATATGTTTTAACCAAACGTTGGCCAAGACATGTAACGCCCAGCAGCGCAACCATCAATCTAAACTCACCAACCATTGTAAACCGCAGTCAGAACGGCATCAAATACAGCCGCAAAAGTAGCCACACAAAATGGACACTGGAGGTTGAATATCCGCCAATGACAGCACATGAGTTCAGTGAGTTCCATGCTATTGCTCAAGCAGCACAAGGACAAGCAGTTCCGTTTTATTTCCCATTGTTCAACAAAGACAAAAATAAAATCTTGTGGAGTGAGTTTATGAACCAGGAGGGTGATACAACCAGATTCCGTTATCTAAACAACTACGCAGCTGGTGATAAAGTATTGATGATGGATGGATTTGCCAGCAATGAAACTGATGCTTTCCGTGAAGGTGAAGTGTTTGTGGGCAGCGGCAATGAAAACGGTGGATTACACACAGTTGTAAGTCCAAATGATGCCAATGTTTATGGTGAAGTAAAAGTAAGACTTGCTTACCCATTACGCCAGGCAGTAAACCGCAGTGATCCAGGATACAAAGACATCAACTGGGCAATTGTTACACTAAACACGGATGATTTTACTTACAGCATTGGCACTGATGGATATTACCGTTTGAGTGTAAGTTTTGATTTGGATGGGTGGAAATAATGTCAACACTAGAACAACTGGTAGAAAAAGAAGTTATTGAATATTATGATTGTGTTCATTTGGATATTGATGTTGGTGATCAATACTACTTTACACAGGCACCCTGGGACATTACACTGAGTGATGACAACACATACCAGGCAGCAGGTGGCTTGCTACAAATGAGTGATTTTGTTGACAATGCCAACTTTAGTATTGAAAAACTTGATATTGGATTGGCTGGTATTGTTGAGATGAAAAATGGTGATAGTGTTATGGAGCATATCCAGACACTTGATTACATTGACCGTGTGGTTACAATCCGCCGTGCGTTTTTTGAAGATCATGAAGTTGCTCATGATATGATTTTATTCCGTGGATACATTACCGCTATGACCAGCGCATTTAACAGTGAAGGTGATACAACACAGGTTCAAGTGAGTGTAAGTAGCCACTGGACAGACTTTGACCGTGTGTCAACCAGATATACAAATACCAAAAGTCAACAGGAGTTTTATCCTGATGATCAGGGTTTTAGTTATAGCGTTGATGTTCAAAAAGAGGTAATTTGGCGTGAAGCAGAATGATCAACTCAAACGCATGGCTTTATGGTTAGCCACAAAAAGACATCAGCCCTGGGTGCGTGGTAAAAATGATTGTTGCACACTTTTTATGGAATACCATGATTATATGACAGGTGAATCAACACTGGATGAGTTGTGGGGTAAATACCATGACTTACGGACTGCCATACGCTTTGCCAAACAATTTCCCAAAGTAAAAGAATGGTTTCCAGCACACGGATACCAACAACAAAGAATAGCACTGGACGGTGATATTGTAATGGTTAAAAACAACCGTTTCTTTCCCAGCAGTTATATTGTGTGCGGTGGTTTTGCTTGGGGCATTATGGATAATGCAAAACGCATGAGCAGACATGAACTTGTAGTCCCAGATGTGGAATACAGTATTTGGAGAAGAAACTATGGGACTTGATCCAGTAACAAAACTTATTATTAGAGTTGTTGTAGCAGCTTTTAGTTATAGCCAACAGCGTAAAGCACAAAAAAGACAAGAAGCACAGATGAGAGCCATGCGCTCAAATGTTCTTGTCAACAAACAATCAAACAATGATCCCATATATCCACTGTACGGCAAACAACGTATGGGTGGAACCCGTGTGTTTATTGAAAGCAGTGATGGCAGTGGTGATTTGGGTGCAACAACACACCTAAACCTGGCACTGGCAATGTGTGAAGGTGAAATCAGTGAAATCAAACAGTTGTGGTTCAATGACACAGTTGTGTGGGATGCTGACAATGGCGGAACCACCACCAGTTTGGACAGCGGTGGATATCAACTGGAGGGATTTACCAGTAAATATGCTGGCAGCAGTATGACCATCAATTGGTATCCTGGCACAACAACACAGACTGTTGACACTGACTTACAAGCCAGCGTTAACCAACAATCAGACAGTAATGCTGAAGATATGCTGGATGATATTTTTTATGTTATCAAGAGTGTGGGCACAACTGACTTTACACTTTATGGAGCACCTGATAACACAGTTGGAACCAGTTTCCAGGTAGATTTGGGATCACCCATTGATGCCACAGCAATCACTTCAGGTGATAGATATGAGATTGTAAGCACTGGCACACAGGATGATCCAACAGATTATACCACCATTGGAGCAGCAGACAACAACCCAGGAACACGTTTTACAGCAACTGGTGTGGGCACTGGAACAGGCACAGTTAAAACAGCACCAGTGGGAACAGGCACAGTGAGAAGTGAGCCCTGGACAGATGAGCATGAACTAAAAGGCATCAGTTATATTGTATTGATCCTGGAGGCAAACGGTGAGATTTATGGCGGACAACTGCCAACATTTACAGCCGTACTGGAAGGCAAAAAGATCTTGGATGTGTCAACACTGTCAGATGGTGATACACTAGCGGATATGACACCCAGCAACTATGTGAGTGGAGCAGATCAATCACCAGCAGATGTGATGTATGACTATATGATCAGCCGTGAGTTTGGCAAGGGCTTGGACCGCAATGATCAAGAAGAATGGATTGCTGGATTGAATATTGATTTGGCAAGTTTCCAACAAGCAAAACTGGATTGTGCCGCTGCAAGAGAGGGTGATGGATTCAACATCAACGGCTTCCTACAAAGTGAAAAACAAATCTTTGACAACATTGGTGAGATTATGGAAACCTGTAATGGCATGATGTTGTTTGTGGACGGCAAATACCAACTACGCATCAAAAAACCAAATGAACAACTGAACTTGCCTGACAGCAGTGTGTTTACCAAGGACACTATTATTGGTGATATACAGTTATCACTTCCAGACAAAAGTCAACTACTAAACAAAGCAACTGGTGTATTCAACAATCCACTAACCAAATACAATGATGATCTGGTTATCTACAAAGTGGATGACTATGTGGAAGCAGACAACGGCAGTGTTCTTGAAACCAGAGAAGACTACACACTGATCACTGATGAGGATCTGGTGTTGGATTTGATTACACAACAGGTGGAAATCAGCCGTGGTGAATACAAAATACAGTTTGAAGCAGCACACACAGCATTGTTGTTGAGAAGTGGTGATATTATTGAAATAAGACTGGATGATTTTGGATGGGGAACAGGCGCTGAACAAGAACAAAAGTTCTGGAGAGTTCAGGAACTCAAACTAACGGAAGACAACACCGTTGAAATAACAGCAAGTCTATATGACAGCAGCAAGGAATTATAATGAGTATTATCACACTAAATACTGGCACAGCAGCACATATTATCAGTCAAGGACAAGATGTGCAGCAGAGCGTCAACCTAAACAAGCTGAGTGATGTAACACTGGTGAATGTTCAGGATGATCAAATATTGAAATACAACACCACTACTAATCAATGGGAAAATGTCAACGCAGGTGAAATAACACTACTGGAACTTGATGATCTTACAGATGTAACAATAACCAGTGTAAGCACTGGAGAATTTATAAGATGGAGTGGCAGTGAGTGGGAGAACACTGATAATATTGATGGTGGTACATTTTAACGGAGGCAAACTTGGCACGCCAGGCACAACTTTTTAACACCCTAAAACCACTGGTGAAGAAACTTGATCCAGATTACAAACTTACAACCGTAACCTACATATTTAAAGTGAGTCAACTCACACGCTGGATACCATTTGATCAAAAGGGCGGCACCATCTGGTTGCCAGGCCGTGATTGGACATTTGTTTACACAGATGGCTGTGATGGTGTTGCTGAATGGATTGCTGAACACCGTGAACACATACTGGAGTATTGGCAAAAACCTGTAACACTCAAAGACAAAAACTATGTGCGTCCTGCCACACTCACAAGACGCGGTAATCTAGCAGGCAGCCGTGTGGACACGCTAACAAGACATCAGCAACAATATCAGATATATCTGGACCGCAAAAAACTGGGACACCTACAGCGTGATATTGCTAAAGATCTAGGTGTAACTTCAGCACACATATATAATCTCAAGAAAAAGTTTGCAAAAACAGTTGACACAGCGTAGGTTATTTGCTATAAATAGTTATTGATACACAACAGTTTAACTGTACCGTATCCGCAGTTGGTGGAGTAAGATTTAGCTTGTCATTTTAGTTAAATCCTCCTTTCTTAGTTTGGCTCTTCATCATTCAGGCTAAACAAACGTGCCGGTTGGCCCCTTATAACCACCAACATCAAAAAGTAGATTGACATGATGTCCTTTTTGGATCCCCCAGGTTGTAACATTGCTGGGGGATTTTTTTTGGTTGACAGATTTTGGCCTTTCCTGTATAAATAAAGATGTAGTAATAACGCTACCGTATTTTATAGGAAAACAAACTAATGAAAACAACTAAACTAAAAAAACCCACGGATGATCCACGGGTGGTGACAGCTGTGGATAAAGTAAATATATCCACTGATGAGGATCATTTAGATCCGCATGCCAAATGGCACCGCACGGAGGTCAGAGATCAACTATCAGGTGAAACATATGCTGGTATGAAATCAGATGTTCAGCCAAGAATATGGTGGAAACTGGTAAACTATATGGCAGATGCCATTATGACAGAAAGCGGTGTACGGCGTGAAGACATTGACCGTCTTGAGTTTGCTGATGTTTATGATGCGTTCCGTGAAAAGGAACTACAAACAAACAATGGCAAAAGCACCAGCAATGATTTTTGGAGAGCAGTAAACGGCGTTTATGCTGATTACATGGTAACCACCGCAAAAAAAAACTTTGCCAACCACGGACAAGTAAAAATACACCCACGGGCAAGAAGCCTGTTTACAAGGAAAGAAGCATGAAAAAACTAGATGAAGACCACTTTCAGTGGCAAATGTTGCTACAAGATCAACTTACTCAAATACGTTATCTGGGACTAACCAGAGAAGAAATGGAAATGTATCTGGCAATCCAACTTATGCCAGATATGGATACATTTGATTTTGATGAATACATGACGGAACAACAAAAGTACACTCAAAGGTTAAAGAGAACTATCCGCGGTATCAATAAGTCAGAATCACCCAGCGCAGAAGATATCCTGGATGGAATCCGTGCCAACCACGCTATGGGTGAAAATATGGGCAACGCTGAAACCCAGAGTATCTATGCAAAACTAAAAGCAGCAAAAAGTGATCATCCTGGTTTGGATGACTAAAAAACTTGACAAGACAGCATACTATGTTATGCTGTCTTTGTTATAACTTTAACTAACAAAGGCACAAACAATGGCAAAATTAAACTGGCAAAATGTATGGCAAAAAACACAGGCTGAAATGAATGCGTTACCAGACGCAACTACTTTAAGAGCTGACAAATACTTTACTCACAAAGGCAGACAAAAAACACTAAAATCAGGCATATGGCCAACAGGCAAATACAAAGGCATACCAGTAAGTGAACTACCAGAACAATATCTAATATGGGCAGGACAAAATCTAAAAATTGATTATTTAAGACATCAGGCTAATAAAGAACTAATACATAGATACCACACAGGCAAAATAATCATAAACAACACATAAGGTAGGCAGGGCCGGATATAAAATACCGCTGTGGAAAAACCCATAGGGATATGGGACACATAACATACTGAATAGGTCATCACTTTAATTGGGCTGATTTTAGTATATTCCGTTTTGTTGTTGCGGTGAGATTAGAACCCGTAGGTGTTGCGGAACAACACCGGTAGTATGCAAAACACGCAATAACGCTGAGCGTGTATAAAATAATTGGTGCAGGTGGACAAGGCCAAAGTCCAGCATACATTGACCGTGAAAATACCTGCCGTTCAAAGGTGCAGAAGATTTTCTTCTTTTTTTTTGAACGTCTTACAGCAGGCGTTCTATGAGCAGATGATATAGTTGTAAATATATCATTTCAGTTGATATTGCGTCTGCTGACGCATCCGCAAAAACAAACAGATTTGACAAATCCATTTGTTTCTGCTATAACTACAAATGAATACGGCGCAGTGAGTGAATGAAATGAACTCAACTGAGAGTATCATTTGTTGATGGATGCCAGAGGCAGACATCACCAAACAGAAAGGAAACAAGATGACTATGACAAGTACCAAGAAACAAAAACAAAAAAGAAGACAGAAATTTGCTGGTTGGTGGAAAAGAAATCACCATCACACCTCAGCACACATCTGGTTGAGTTATCACGCCAGAAACTGGGCTTACACATATGCCCTTCCACCTGAATCATTTAGTGAAATACAAAGAGTAACCAAGAGATTCTTCAAAAGTGAACACAAACGCCTGAGTCAAAATCACGCCTGGTATTTGTGGAAAGTCACACATCCATTACTGGATGACAGAATTGCCCAACTGGCTGCCACAGCTGGACACCTGAGTGTTCAGAAAGCAGAACTAAAACAACTTAAAAAGGAGTTAAAAGATGAGCAAATGGCCTTATGATAAATTTTTTGATCAACCCCGTGAGGGATTGTTGAGACAAGAGCGTACTGAATACAGACTGGTAAAAAACAAGATTGTGCGTGAAACCATCACACGCCGTTATATGGGAGCAGATGATTACCAGGACAGCACTCACACAGAGATAGTTTATGTTATCCCTAAGGATTAAACCAGAACTGTGGCACACTGGATATGCTGAACTCTTGGAAATACTGGATCTGCCAAACATGACCTGGCAAGCAGATCCACGTGGTGGTAGAATAAA